ATTTTGGATATCACCAACAAAACCACCAATTCCATTATTTAATTGAATAGATTCGTTTACTCCAAAATTATTATCAAACATATTATCATCTAGTGCTTTCATTACTTTATAAGTATTTTATTTTAATGCGTCCATAGTATATTCGTTAGCAACCATCTTACCATTATTACCATCCCAAGGATTACCAGTACCATAATCTGTCATAAAATCACGAGTACCAACAGAGCCACCGCCTCCACTATATGATGGTGGTGTTGGATTAACATAATCAGAGCGTCCGCCTCCATCGTAACCACCGACTCCACCAGGACCACTAGTTCCGTTATAACCTCCTTTATATAGAACATCTGTTTGCCAACTTGGTGTATAATCGGCATCGCCATCAGGCGTAACTATTTTAATTTCTTTTTCTGATTTATCAATTGGAAGTTCTTTTTTAATTTTGTCTTCTAATTCCAATTGAACATCTGTTTGTGTTAAACTTTTAATTTTTTGAACATTTAAAACTGGAGATGATGTATCTATTATTGTATTAACTTCCAATCTTTGTAAAATTTGTCCAACCTCATCAATACTACTATTAATACCAGTATCAAATGTTGCAATTGTTTTAATATCCTGTGTAGGTAAGTAAAAATTTACAGATGTAACTAAAAGTCTTTTACAAATATTTCTTATATCATTTTTTGATAAAGATAAAGGTGTTTTTGTTTTTAAAGGTTTTCCATAGTTAGTACTTTTTATATCAGATACTCTATGTGAAAATTCATATATACAAGATTCAACAAACTTGTCATGTACTTTTGTTAAAAATGTTCTAAAATCAGCTATTTTAAATTCACCAGCTAATTTATCATACCAAGATTCTCCATATTTATTTTTAATAAAACTATCTATTGCAATTGGCGTTATTTTTTCTATAAAATTAAGTGCTAAGTTTATAGTATCATCCCTAAACTCACCATTATTTATAAATAAATTATATCTTTGTTCTAAATCAGTATTTACTTTATCATTATTTCTTATTGGAAATAATCTAATTTCAGTTCTTGATGGGGATATTTCAGATATCCATAGCTTATCCATATCACCATCATTACCAACTCTTTTATTAAGTAATGTAATTTGAGTTTTAAATATACCATTATTATATCCAGCTTCTCTTAATAATCTTTCAACATCAATAAAATATTCTGATGGTAATTGGTATTTTGAAAATATAGTACCTTCAGCTGTCATAAAATAATCTCTTATGTTATCATCTGATAATGGAACGTATCTAATAAGGTTTCCATCTTTTTGTGGTAATTGATTATCATTAATATCATATATAATAAATTCAATAGCATCTTGCTCCCCAAATCCAAAAAATGATTGCAAATTTCCTTGTTCAAAAATTGCTCTATCTTTTGAATTTATGCGATATCCTTTGTTATCTAATATTTCTTTAAATGTCTTTATTGCCATTATTAATTATGATTAAATAAATGAAAAGTAAAATCTTTATTTTCAGTTTTAGTACCGTCAGATACTATTATACTAAAACTAAATACATATTCTGTTGCTTTTGAATGCGAAAATAATCCACCACCATGCTGGCCAGCCAGCGTTTTTAAATATGCGGATGGTGTATCCATTTTAAATCTTTTTGTTTCATTTGCTTTTAATTTAACAGGCAAACTAAATCCAAAATCCCATATAGATTGATTAACTGCTCCTGTAAATTTAATATCTACTGTTATTTCTTTTGTGCCTGTTAATTCTGCCGAACCAATTACATCAAACCAAGTTCTAAATGTTTTTGTAAAAGGGTCACCACTTGCAGCAAACTTACCAGCAGTAGATGTAGAACCATACCCACTACCATAATCAGCAGCCATCATTTGTGCAGTAGTTTCTTTTGAAGGGTCACCTTTATCAAATAATATACTTGCTAATTGACCTGTTGAAACTGCTCCAGCTGCTAACGCTTGCTCTTTTGCAGATGCTGCTATACGAAGTGCATCTAATTCTTGCTGTAATGATTGGTTTCGTGCATATAGTGAAACTCTTTGTACTGCTTCGTAAGTTCCCTTTTGTATTGAATTTTGCAATTCTGAAATGCTACTAACAATTTTTGTTGTTAATTGTAGTGATTGATTTTCGGAAGATGCTACATTTAAATCTTTTAAATCCAACTGTACTTTTAAACTTTCAGATACGATTTCTAAATCTTGAACTTTTGCTCTTAAATCCGTAACATCTTTTGTTAATGATGTTACTTGTGCCGTTAAATCTATAACAGATTTAGTTACTTCGTTATATATTGGTCTTGGAATACCATCATCTACTGGTGGAGGTGTTATTGGAATTAATTCAAATATATTTGTATCTATTGACTTTACTAATTCAGTTTCATTATATTTTGGTTTTACTAATTTTCCAAATATAATACCATCATCGGTTTTTGTTTGCTCAAATACATTAACTCCAAAAGAATTTTTGCTAGAAAGTACAGATGACCCGCTTATTAACAGATTATTTATTAATTGCTCATTTTGTAAACCTGTCTTTATCATTTTAATTCTTTACTATACTAAATGTTATATCTTCATCAAAATATTGAATATTACCATCCCCCATATCTACCTTAAATTCTATTTTATAAACTCTACCAGCTTCCCAATTTGAAAAATTAACTTTTATATAATTTCCATCAGAATCGCAACTAATTTTAGAATACTCACTAAACGGAATTATAATATCATTTGATGCAAAATCTTTTATCTGATAATATGTTGTTTTTGGTAAATACTTTTGTGATGTATATGCAAATGTATTTGTAAATGTTTTTAAAGGATATAATTCTCTACCAAAAATTCTTATTTTTGCAGTAGTTCCTAATTTATATTCTTTTTTAGGATTGTTTATACCAACCTTAATATCTTCTGCAATTAGTGAAGTTAAAGAACCAGTTATAAATGATTGGTCATCCCATCCAATTCTAACCTTTGGTTGATATATGGTATTTGTTTCTTTACTAAATACTTTAACTATACCATAGTCTTGCGTATCTACTTCATTATCAATAGAATGTCTTAATATGATACCATCATTTGGAATAGAGCCACTCATCCAAGCTCTTAATAATGATTTAACATCCATATTAATATCAGCTGATTGGTAATTAAATGATTGATTTGCTTCATAGTTAGTCCACCATGTACCACCATCTCCATTATTAATACTAGCCGTAGTATATGAATTAAAGTTATTTTGTAGCCATTCTAATTTACTATCACCTTCTCTATAATTCCAAGTAACTCCAGCAGTTGATATGTTATCAAATCTAGTGCCTTTTCCCATTTCCCAACTTCCAGAAATTGGATTTGCATATAATATATATTCTAATGCAATTTCTTCACTTTTAGTTTCTTTTAAAACTAAAGTAGCATCTGCCATTGATATGGATTGGTTTGATATAGATGCTGATAAGTATCCAACATCAAATTTAAGTAAAGCATGTGATACATCCTTTACATTACCATAGTATATTTTACTTATTTCTAATATTTCATCCAAACCAGTATTTTGATTTGGTTGTTGTAAATATACCGATGCATCTTTTGATGCTGTTAAAAAATAGTATGCCATTATCTTACCCTCCCTTTTATGTCTGCGTTTGGAAACTTTATTTCAAAAACCGATGGGTCTAACGAAGGATAAACAATTTTATCTTTTGTTGCTGCATCTATATTGTATGAATTTGTAGAATATTGTCCTCCACACTTATTTGTAATTTTCATCATTGGAACAGATGATACACCCTCAACATTTGCTAATAGTAATTCTATTTCATTCAAATTTATTGTTTGATTGAAATTCCAATTATCTATATTAAAATAATCTCTTAATTCATTTATACATTTTGTCAATATTTCAGACTTATTATAGTTTGGATATACAACAAGTTCAAACTCAACACCAATATTAATAATAAATCCATCATTTATATTAACTCCATCAGTTAATATTCTATATTCGTTTAAATATGTTTTAAGATTTTCTTTAACTGCTCTATTAAGATTTGTTAAGTTTCCATTAGTATCATACCCTAACAAATATAAGTTAATTGAAAATGGATTGTTTTTTTCACTTTCGTTTGAAGCTTTTCCTATAAGAAATTGAGTAATGTTTTGCTTAATATCACCTTCAGTTGGTTGTGTAGATTGTTTAACAAAATTCATAACCAAATCAGTAAATTGTTGTAAATGATTTGGAGATGCTAATATAGATGATGGTGAGTTATTATCTAAAGTACCATCTGCAACTGCAAATGCTTTTGATACAGACCCAAACTTTGTTGGCATTGATAAAACTCTTATTTGATAATCTTTTGCAGTTACTGCTCTATTTTGAGAACCAAAATTTGCTAATGCATTTTGTCTAATTTCTTCAATTGCTTCACCACCTCTACCACCAGTTGCAGGTACTTCGTTATCAACTGCTAATGAACTTTTTGCAGTTTGATATAAACTAAAATCAGTTGCGTTAAATAATCCATTACTTTCTTCATACGATACTCCGGTTATTTTAGTAAGTTCCCCAGATGAAACATTTGCTTTAATCCCACCACCTGTATAATACTTAATTGTTATAGTTGTGTTTGATGGTGATGTTCCGTATGTTTTTGTTTTTAAAAAATTGGTTGGGTCAAAAGATTCTTCTAATCTAGAGATTGAATTTGGTAATCCCAATCCTACGTTTTTAAGATTTGGAATCAATTGTTCATCAGATGCCGTTGGGTCACCTGCTCCAAATTGAATAGTAGTTGTACTATCTGAATTTATTTTTGTTGTAAATCTTTTTGGGGTTTTGATTGTTTTTAAAATATAAGGTACAGTATCTTTATGTTGTGCTAAATCAGGATCGTTTTTTTCGTTATTTGGTTGTTGAATAAAAACCATCTCCTGTGCTAAATAAGGAACTTCATACCATTTATTATTATTAGAATCTCTAACATCATATATTTCAATAACATCAGTTTCATCTAAATCTATTGTTTGAAAAGATTGATAATCTGAAAATGTTACTTCTTTTGTCTTTACATTAGCTGATATAGCTTGTACATATTTTTTAATTAAATAAAATGTAGGTTCTCCTGTATTTATATCTCTTTCATATATAGTTATTTCTCTACCATCTTCATTTGAAAAATCTACAACATCTGTTGTTAAAAAATTTATATTATTTGTTGTAGATGTAATTGCCATCCCTTCTTTAATTCTTAAATAAAATTTAGTATCTGGTGTGTTATTTGCACCAGTACCAATAGAAGGAACTAATTGATATACAGATAATGTTGTAATAGCTGGGGATGTTACTTTTGGTTTGTATCCTAAAAATTGAGATAATGCTATTACACTTTGAATATCTTCCGCATATGGTAAAATTGATTCTTTTAAAGTATCATCTGTGTAATATGCAAGCACATCTCCTATATAAGATGCCATTTCAATAAACATCATACCAGGTGATGTTTCATTAAAATCAGAATATGATTTTGGATAGTAGGTTTTGGCAAAATCCACAAGATTATTTCTAAAGCTAGCAAAATCTTTATTAAGATATTTTATATCTTTACCTTTGTTTTTAAAATTTTTATTTATTGTGTTTATTGCCATGTCTTAATCTTAATTTTGTACATTGAATGTTACAGTATCTAAATTTTTAGATTCACCAACACCAAATGTTATAGATACTTCAACTCTATTAGTATCTTTCATTTCATCCGTTTGTTGTATATCTATATTCTGAACAGTTATATATGGTAACCACATAGCTAACGAATCCACTATTGTATTTTCTAATTTTTCTGCAAAAGTAGAATCATTAATTTCAAATAAAAGTTCTTGCAATCCACTACCTAAATTTGGTTGCATTAATCTTTCATATTTTTTAGTAAGTAATAAATTTTTTATATTAGCTTTTGCTTGGTCTATTGTTTTAAAACTTTGATTAAAAGCAGTATTTCCTATTTGAATAGGTAACGTTATACCTATTGCATAATCCTCAAATCTTTTACTATCTGTTAAAAACTTCTTACCAAGTACTATTGCCATTATTTCTTATTAAATCTTTTTACTAATTCGGAATAATCTCTATTCAACGCTTTATCCAATTCAGGAACTCCAGTCTGAACACCCAATCCAGTTGGTTGAGGTCCTCTTGCCATATCACCATATCCCATTTTTTCAGCAATTGCAGTTTTACCAACGATAGAACCCATATCACCTTGCCCAAAACTCATAGTTCTAAAACCACCATCACCAGTTGCAGGCGCCATTGCGGTTTCATTTAGAATTTGGTTAATCATTGGATTCTTACTGAAATTCTTTGGTTGTACTTTAGGTTGAGATACTTCCATAATAGGTTCATCTCCCAAAATAGCCTTGGCCATTGAAATGCCAGTTGATTCTTTTGTTCTTATTGGTTGTTTACCTTCACTTAATAATCTTTTTACTTCCTTTTGTACGGATTCTTTGATTAACGCAGGTAATTGCTCCTTCAATTCCTCTTTTATAAGGATTTGGATA